TTAAAACACTATAGTCGTAGATGGGCGTGGTGGCGAATACCCTGTATCTGCATATGCAATGAGTGCTTTCCTGTATAGCAACAATTCAAGATACTCCGAGCCTGTCAACTTAGAAACTTTTAAGGCTACCTGACTTTCATTCAAACTCATATCTATTTGATAGTTTATGATTGCAGCATTAACTCGCTGTAGCTCTTCCGATTGCCATTGACGCTCTGCATGAACCATTGTCGCTGTTTGTACGATTTTAGAAAACTGTCCATTTGAATATGTGTATGAGCTGAACTCGGCCAAAACCTGCTCGGGAATATTGTCAGCTGCAACCGAATATGTGTGTACAATGCTAATGAGCTTAATGTTTCCAAAAGCGACGATTAAATCATTCTTATCTGTGTTGACTATGATATCCACGTTTATTCCCATAGTTTATCAATTTCTAAATCAAGTTGAGTTACTTCGTCATTTGCATCACCTACTGGACCATATGTAGTCGCAGCAAAACCTAATCGTAATGCGGTTACCCCATCCGATGATGTAATAGGAACAAAAAACGTCAAATATACGCCATAAATGGTTACAATATTCGACGCAAAATATTCGATATCATACGATTCTTCGGGGCTCGTTGACCCTCCCTCCGTCGTGTTATGGCAGAGAACGCGAATCTTTACATTGCAAGGATTAGTCACTGTTGTTTTTAATCGCACTTCTGCAAATTTTGCACCCTGCGCTGATTCAGGCAAAATCCATTCAGCATGATCATTCGTGTCTAAAAGAGACAATAAACTAATCTTTAGATCGTCGGGATATAATCGTTTGTGCGTTAATGGAACTGGGTTGTCGGGACCGTATCGTGTCGCAAGCCCTTCCTTTAATGCTTTTTCCGTCACAACCTTCGTATCACTATCACCATCATATTTGTTTGAGATGATGACGACACCTGAGGTCGCTTCAGTCGCATATGGTATGTATGGGTTAACAGTGACATTGACCGATTCTGCATTAGTCAAATTTACGCGTGCTTCAATCTCCAATTGAATGTATTCACTGCTTGCTACGCTAGGAACGAGCGACTCTGGATACGCGCCATACACAATCATATTACCGCCATCGTCATACAGCCCAAACTCGCGAACAGTCTGACCAGCATGCGTGGAACTTACGTAGACAATTACGTCGATTAGATTTTCGCCTGCAATCGACTCAGAGATATCTTCACGGCCAAATTCATTAACCAACGCAGTGAACGTTACGTCAGGCTTGACGTACGCACCATTTGAGTCTCCCAGTGCCATTTGAGTGATGTTGACTTGTGTGCCAGTGTTATATGCTTGTTCAATAAGACTTAAGCCCAGGTCGGTGACAACTAAATAATATTCTTCCATTGTTATGCCTTGTTTTTAATGACCACGCGCTTGCGCGAGCGCACGATAGCAGGAGTAAATAGGAAACCATCGGAGGGTTCATTTTTAACGTTCATGAGCCAGTGCTGTGAGCCTTGTTTGTTGCTTTCAACGAGCGTGACGCAATCATCGTAATTTGTTTGATTCAGACCTCGTCCATCGGCTCTCACTGCATCAACTTGGAATGTCCCGCGAACACCTTCTGGTATCATTCCATACCAAGGCGTTAATACTGCATCAAAACCTGATAACTCCAATGCTCGTTCAACGGCCCAAATGGTACCTTTGTATTTGCGTAAGATGAGAGCATTAGCAATTGACTCACGCTTTTGTTCATCACTCCAGTCGTCATCCCAAACGTCAACTCGAAACCACCACGCGAGCCACGGCAAAAATGAGACATCAACTTCGTATACATTCATGATATTGAGTCGCTTGATGACCACTCGTAACGAGTTGAATTCTTCAACCGTTAACTCTGCGAGCGCTCGCATTCGAATGTCATTTCTTAAGATTTTCGGCAGCATGTATCACTCCAATATTTGATGCCAAAATCTTAACTATTCTTATCGCGCGCACGTGGCAATTGACATTGTTACAGTGGTTTTAAAAGTACCTTTAAGCCTCTTTCAAAGAGGTTTAAATCATGACTAACGAGATCAAACAAGAAGCGACAGCGGAACAAAACAATAAGAGCATTGAGTCATCATTGCCTGTCGAATTTTCTGACTCCATCATCGGTCAATGCATGGTAGAGTTTGATATTTGCCCCCTAAAATCCCCAATTAAATGCAATGGCAAAACATACAACTGCATGATTCGAGAGCGTGAAGCTGTGATTCGAGATCGCATTCATGCAGAGCAGTGGTCGATTGGTGAGTTTGATTCGGTATACATCGATGCGGTTCGTGCTTTCTTCATTTCAGATACCTGTCGTTTTGGCATGCTTGACATCGAGACAGAGCAAGAAAAAGAAGGATTCATTCGAGTTACTAAAGCCGATATGACCGAAGGCGCAACACTACCTGTTGATTGCATTGTTGATTCTCTCGCGATTAAGGATTACGCCAACGTATCGCATATGCTGGGAAAGGCTTAAGCCTGGCACGAATGAGCAGCGAGATGTTCAACCAGGCTTTTGAGTCGCTATCTAATAAGAACTCCAAGATGAACGTGTCAGTTTCAGAACTAATGGGAATGAATTGGCATGAGATGTCTTACATGATTGAGAGGTTCAACAATGTCAATAAGCAAACAAAGTAATGGCTATGCTCTTGAGTTGCTTGTGGGCATTCAAGACGAATTCTCTGGAAAATCCAAAGCCATTGAGCAAGAAACTAAGCGCCTGGGTAAAGAAGTGGAAGAGCTTCAAAAAACGACGGGCGATATCACTAAGTTTAAGAAAGCTCAAAAGGCACTCGAAGAGTTGCAAGAGCAGCAAAAGCAAAATACAAGTGCCGTTGAAAAGCACAAAGCTGCACTTGGCCAACTGGATAAACAAAGCAAAGAGTCCACTCAGGAATCTAAACGGTTAGGAACGGAGCTCAAAAGCCTCAATAAAACTGTTGGTGACATTGCTGCCTACAAAAAGGCCAAACAAGCACTTGGTGATTTGGAGAAACAGCAAGTACAAAGCAGAGTAGCCGTTGACAAACAGAAAGCAGCGATTGCTCAACTCAAAAAGGAAATCAAGAAAGGCACGCAAAATGAAGCCATGCTTGAGCCTGAAATACAAGCTTTGCAAAAGCTGGAAAAAGAGCATCGAGACATTACATCAAGTACGCGTGATTACGAGCGCCAAATTCGCCAACTGGGTAAAGCGCTCGATCAAGCTGGCGCGGATGTGAATGATCTAAACAAGGCTGAGAGCAAAGCACGGGCTTCAATTGAAAAACACAACGCGGCCCTAAAAAAACTCAAGAAGGAAGCGAGTGACACTTCAGAGTTTGACCGTCATCGACAGGAACTCAATAAGCTAGATAAGCAGAACAAAGAGCTAACGTCATCGAGTAATGAGTACGAGCGAGAGCTCCGCCGCATGAAGCGCTCTTTATCGAATGCAGGCATTGATGTCACAGACTTATCCAGTGAAGAAGTAAAACTGCAAAGCAAAGTCGAGAAAACCACCAAGGCTTTAAAGGAGCAAACACAAGCTCTCAATAAGTTTGGTAATGCTAGCGCTCAAATGGAAGGACTTGGTGACAAGCTCGGCGTGATTGGCAGTATTACTGCAGCAGCTGGTTATACGCTTTTCCGTGGTGACAACATGGAAAAGCACATGCGCATGTATGCGGCTCGAACTGGCACTGATATGTCTGAGCTGATGACGGAAGAACAGCGCAAGTTCCGAGCATCCTTAGTCGCTGATGGAGCCACCAGCGGCGAAATATTCACAGCGATGGAATTAGCTCGAACTCAAGGATTGGATGATAAAGAAACGAATGCACTTACGGCGGCAACAGTACGACTCAACCAAGTCTTTCCTGACTTTGACCCACAAGAGCTAACGAGAGCAATTGGTAATACGGCGAAGGCATTTGGTGTCAGCATTGATGAAGCGGCTCAGCGTATTGCGTCTATTAGACAGACAACTGGTGATGACAACCATGATCTTTTAGACACCTTCGCTGAATACGCACCATTACTCGGGGATAAAATTTCATTAGATCAATATTCAGCAGTACTCACTGCAGGTCGCCAGGCTGGCGTATGGAATTACGACAAGCTGGGTGACAGCCTAAAAGAAACCTTCCAAGCTCGATTTAGTGACCAAGGCGAATTCACTAAACTTGTCGGGGGTGGTAATACCGTTGGTGCAATTGAAGCTATCACTGATGACCAAGAGCGTAACAACGTGCGAACGGCAGCACTGAGAATGCGCCATGCGGTAAATACAGGTCAAGGAACCGATGAAGCCTATGCCGCTTTCATGCAGAGTCTGGTTCCCGTAATGGAAAAATCACCAGGTGTGGTTAAACCAATATTAGAGGCTGCTGGCGGTACGATTTTAAGTGAGGATGTGGGCATCAAAGGCTTAAAAGCCATGATTGAAGCGCTCAACAATCCTGACAAATTCCTTCATGAACTCAATTTAAAGGAGCTTGCTCAAAGCACCCGAACAGAGGCGGAAAAATTTGCAGACGCAGGACGTGCTTCACAGTCAGTGGTCGATGAATCAACTGCAGACTTAATCCAATCTCAGGATGGTCTATCTAATGCAATTCAAGACCTAAGCAAAACCTTCACAGATTTTGTGATTGAGAACCCATCCGCTGGATATGCGTCTTCTGCATTAGAAACAGCAGTGCTGGGTGCTGGCGGTCTTTTTGCTGTGAAGAAAGCGAAAGACTGGCTAACAGGAAAAACTATCAATGTCGCTGCAGGAGCCGCGGCAGAAAGCGCGGCTGATATAGGCAAAGCAAGTCGTTTTAGCAATGTGGCCAAGTTTGCGAATAAGATACCAGGACTCAAACGCGTCCCTGTGATTGGTACTGCGATTGAAGGTACTATGTTGGCAGCGGATGTCGCAACAGGAGACGACCGAGGTCTATGGGAAGATGTCGGGGGTATGGTTGGTGGCGCGCTCGGAGGTTTGGCTGGTACGTTTGTTCCCGTGCCTGGTGGAATGGTTGCTGGCGGTATCGGTGGTGACATGGCTGGTCGAGAAGTCGGTGATTGGCTTTACAATGTGTTTAATGATGAGCCAGAGGATGTGGAGCGAGTTGAAAATCTAGTTAGCGAATCGAGCGATACAACCACTCGATCAACGTTGCCTGCAACCCCAATGATTCAAATTGAATACGCACCGCAAATCTCAATTGAACTCACTGGCGCATCACAAGAACAGGCTCAGGCATTGTCTGATAATATCGTGACTGCACTTCGAAACATGACGCCAGAGCTAGAACAACAGCTGCGTGACGCGATGTCAGATATCATGCAAACCAGCGACTACTTAGAACATTAAAAAGGCATCGGTTTGCGCCGATGCCTTTTCATTATTCTTCTTGACCACTTAACGTTTCTAATTGCCTTAGCGTGGTATCAAAGGTTTCTTCTTCAAACTCGATACCAACAAATCGACGCCCTAACTTTAAACACGCTTTGCCTGTTGAACCACTCCCCATAAACGCATCAAGTACAACATCACCCTCACGGCTACTTGCTGTAATGATATGTTCAAGCATTGCCGCTGGCTTTTCACATGGATGCTTACCAGGATAATACTGCACTGGCTCAAATTGCCAAACATCGGTATAAGGTACGTCCGCCGTCACAGAGAACGGTCGACGAAGTGTTTCGTATTGAGTTTTTAGATCATCATATTCCTTAACCAAGGCCTGGTACGTTTCCTGTAGCGATTGATATTGCGTATGTAGTTCTTGATGGCTTTTGGTTAACTCTCCAGCTTTCGCCTTGAATAGCGCTTGTAGCTGCTTGTATTGCTGCTCACTTGGTAACTTCCATTGGCTTGCGCTAAACCAATGCGAACACATTTGAGAGTTCGTGGCTTGGTTGATCTCCTTGGCGGTAATGCCGAGTTCTTTGCGTGCATTGGCAAAGTAGTCAATCAGAGGTTTAAATACTTCCTGCTTGAGCGCTTTACACTTCGTGGCGTATCCCGAAGAACCCTTAGCAAAACCTTCCGAACCATAGTGGCCAGCAAACAGCACGCGCTCTGTTGAAGGGAAGAATTTACGAAGGTCTGGTTTATGCATTCGCTTCCACGGGCCTGACGGCTTAGCCCAAATAATATGGTTAAGCACTTCGAATCGAGCACGCATTAATATTTCGGTGTCTGCAGCGAGCGTCGAACCACAAAACAGATACATACTGCCGTTGGGTTTAAGTACGCGCCAGAACTCCACCAGCACTTCATCAAGCCATGCTAGGAAGCTTTCGACATCTGGCCATTGATTATCCCAGGCATTCGTTTTGATTCGAAAGTATGGAGGGTCGGTAAGAATGAGATCGACAGAATTGTCATCAAGAGTTTTGAGGTGTTGCAAGCAATCAGCATTAACGAGGGTCAGTTGTTCGTTGTGTAGTGTGTGTTTGTGCATTCTTGTCTCCTTATTTAAAAGAGCCTTGAATACAAAGCAAGCCGCCAGCCTCAAGCGAGACTGGCGGCGTTTCAATGCTTCCTCTCCAGCGATACTGGGTCTCAGGTACTCAAGGCATCAAAACACAAAGACACCTTATCACAACTTAACTGTATTTTTATACAGGCATCGGTGTAATTGAAGATAACTTGTGCAACAAATCGTCACCTTCAAAAGTCAAAGAAAGAGTACCACCGATAACCGTAATGACTCCAAGCGCCTTTAGCTGTTCAACGACAAACATCATACCAACGGTTGTAGCCTGGTACTGTGAGGGATTGACATAGAACGCTACATCAAAACGGCTATCTTCTCTTGGGTGGCTATTTTTAACGGTGTTTAAAATGGCTTTAATGAGAGGTCGTTGGTTTTCTTTAATATCAAATAGCATGTGAAATAAACCTTGATGAGTGCTTCTGGATTGCCACGAACCATTACATTCGTGGCCAACACCATCCACTCAATATTGAGGTTAAGTGCCACTATATTGATGCTGAGCAGGTTTGCTTGTATGACACTGGGGCGAAGCTCGCGTTATGAATAAAAAGGATCATTTTTTATTTTTGGTTTTTTGTTATTTTTGATTTCGTGTTGTAGAATCGTGGCAGGAAGTCCACTTCCCGCAAGCATGAAAGTGGCATCAACACGAGATAAAATTAAATAATGAACTACTTTTTGGCGATTTCTTGTTCTAGTAATAAAACCGAAACAGCTCGCTTCTTTGAGAAGGTAAATGAGTTTTACCCTCTGGGAGACAGCTTTCCTGTATCAAGCACCGTCCAAATCATTAGAGATACAAAGATTAGCATTCCGACAATGATTCATGAGCGTATATTTCAGGACGCGACTGATGGTGACCTTGCGGTTTATGGGCGCTTTTTGTTTTGCCGATTAACGAGTAACTATTTTGGTTATCACGGTAGTGATTTATGGAATTGGTTAGACGAGAAGCCGACAAATGAGTAGCTCGACAAATCGAAACAGCGCACATCTTCGCGAAGTTACATCAACGGTTCCAACTAGCGATCACACAACTCGTAATCATAAGGAGGGAAATATGAAAAAAGAATTCGTAATCCCTGCACTTTTAGCTGTCGTTATTGGCTTAGGCAGTTGGACTCTAATCAAAATCAACGCCCTAGATTCAGATATGAGTGCAGTCCAAGTTAAACTATCAAATAATGAAAAGTTACTTGAAGACCTAAAAAACAACACTGATAAAGTCGAGGGCAAGTTAGATAAAACTGAAGATAAACTTGATAACAAACTCGACAAGGTGGACGGAAAGGTTGACCAAATGCGCATTGAATCACTAAAAGCTCTCAATGACATCAAATTAGAATTAGCTAAGTCTGCAAGTGACTCAAAATAACAAGCAAAGGGCCAGCAAATCGCTGGCCCTTTGTTTTATTTCTTACCTTTCGACTTCTTCTTTTGTTTATTGGCCAAGCTGGCTTCATGCACAAAATCCAGCACCTTGCCAGAGAACCACTCCGCCAAATAAGCTCCAGCTTCATCATCATTCACGTTCGTGTGAATGCCCACCATTTGACTGAGCATCATTGCCGCGTGAAAGGATTCATGGCATAGGTGAGGAATGGCTACGGTATAATTCTTATCATGAGGCAGCCACATGATGATCGTGTTATCACGACGAGTCACAAAGGCGCTGTAATCATCGTAACCTTCATCACCGTTCGGTTTGATATCAAATTGCTTCTCAAGCGCCTTAATGGAATTAGACCAGGCAAACTTCACGTGATAAAGCGGTACGCGCGCCGTATAAATTTTGTCTTTCACTATTTACTCTCCAACTGGATAAACTCAGCCTGCAGCTTTGCAAGCTCATTGTTGGTTAAGTGTTTCACGGTATAGACCTCAGCTTTATCAAATGCCGCCATAAGCATTACTGCCGTGCGTTTGTCATCGAGCGCAACCAGGTACTGCAGCGTTGGCAGCCACTCGCCGCCATCGAGTTCATCAAACCCAAACAAAATTCCATCCGCATCATCAAGGTTTGTGCCGGCTAATTTTTCTTTGAATGGATTGAGCTCTGGTGTTTCTTGGATTGCCTTGTCGAGAACAGCAGTGGAGACTCTGTTTTTTGCAGCTTGATTGATTTGTTCCTGGATAACTGACTTGCTTTGTTCATATGAGTAGCTCAGTACTTTGTTGATGAGACCGTACTCTTGAGCACTGGCAGCCAAGGACTCTGGCAAGGCTTGCATCGATACAAGGGGCGAGCTTCTAAACTGATGCTCTTTAGAAAACGTGTCGTCTTCGTGCATCGAGTTAACAGTGATTTTGGTGTATTGCGACTTCTTACTTGATGGCAGTTTGTCATACTGCTCTCTAGTCAGTACCGATACCGTGCCTCGGCACTTATGATGATTGGGCGGATAGAACTCAATCCAAAACTCATCGTTCTTCGGTTTGGCCACACCGTCCAGTTCTCTACAGAGTTTGGTTGTGCCATCATCCATAACCGATGTGTAGACCAGGAACTCAACCAAATCATTATCCGCAATCTGTGTCCATCGACCTGCGTTGTAAGCGGTCATCATGTTGTTGCGATAATGCAGCTCAAGCCAGTACGGATTCGCCTGCGCAATGCCGATTTGCTCAAGATACGCATCCAGGTTGCGAAGCACCTCTGAACGGCTTTGACCTTCGTTTAATGCATCTTCATAAAGCTTTTTCACTCGATTTACGGCATCAAGGCTCGATACATTGGCAATAGTAAAAGCGCGCAGCTTCATGGACGCTTCGGTTTGGCGATAGGTTTTGCTGTCTGCAGGTATCATTGACGACAGCGCATCAATGGCTTCTTGAAATGGTACAGGGTCAACGGCAAGGATAATGGGTGCGTTGGCCAGCTCGATGTTGGCATCGATTTGTTTGATGATATGCACTTGGCCCAGCAACCAACTCACCATCATCGAGTTAGTATACGTTGCCGTGTATGCGCTCATGAACGCATCGATGTCGTCATTGCCACTTTTGATGGCATGAGTGATTGCACTGGACAATTTATTGGCCGTAAAAGAAAGCGCCTCATTTTCGAGGCGCTCCATTTTGGTCAGGTTGTCTTTTTCAGCGCGCTCCACGTCTGTTAGAACAGCCATAGATGTTTCGCCTCCGTTGGGTCGGATAATTGAATGGTGCCATCTTCGTCAGTGACAGCAGACTTGAGAAGCGCTTTAAACTTCTTATCGTCTACTCGCATGCGGATACGGCCATTCATATTGTTCGCCTGGAATATCCATTTGAATAACGTTTGGTTGAGCGCTTTGAACACCATCTTGGCATCCGCTTTAGCATAGAAGAACGCATTCTGTTGGTGCGTTTCTCCCATCGAGCGCGAGCCATATGCTTGGTTACCCGATGACAGGGTTTGTCCAGTCAGGCGATAAGTGATCTTGTTATCGATGTATTTAATTGCATCAAGGATTTCTGTCACTTTGCCTTCAGGGTTGATGACTTCAATGCTTGTTACACCACTGACCGCAGCAACATCGCCGTTCTGTAGTGGTGCGAGAGAATCAGCCACGGCTTGCAGTTGTTTCTTATCCGAGGAATCGGTTAATGCAACCACGTTCGGGATAGCATACTTCTCACCAAGGCGCTCCAGGTTAGCCCAGTTCACCCACTTGGTCTGCCAGATTGGCCAGAGCGGTTCCAGAATTGAATGCCCATAGGGTTTGTCACTGGTGCGTTCACGTGTCACCGGAATGATGCGACCTGTAGGCACAGGTTGAATTTCGCCATAGGTGTTTCGATACGCAACACCACCATCACGCAAAATATAAAAGCTATCAGGACGCTTGGCTTCGGATTCAATCGGAATGGCATTTGCGCCATCTGGCTCCCATTGGATTTGAACCGGACGATACCCAAACTCAGCAGCCGTCAGCATACGCAACATCAAGTCTTCCATATCTAACTCAGTAAGGATGGCCTTTGCGTTAGCAATGTCGGTCTGTGAGCCTTCGATAATGAACGGGATTTGAGAAGCGAACGCATGACGCATGTCAACGTCCGAGCTGATTTGGTCATCAAGCATCATGGCTCGAATCGCCCCAAAATAATAATTGGTGACATTGACAGACTCAGAGCCAATCTCTGTCGGTTGGGGATAGAAGTCTTCAATGACGCCAGAAGGCAAACCTGCAACCAGGTTTGTGAACAATGTTAGATTTTTCATCTTTCGCTACTGCAGCTCCGACGTAGATGGATGTGCCAGTGTCATCTTTGTTAATGCCAAGAATGGAATCGATGAGCGCGTATGCCAACTCTTCTGGCTCTTCAATGTTGAAGAAGTGATGCGCACCTAATTTGTAGATGGCCATCTGCACCATTGAAGCAGACAGCACTTCTTTGTCTGAGGCACTAAACGCCCGATTGATGTTGCTGGTTTTTGCCAGGTAGCCGTAACACCACACAGCCGCGCTGTTACAAGAGTCGGTGATGTTGTGTCCATCACCGTAGACGAGGCTGTCATAAATTTGATTATCGAGGGCGCGTTGAACGCCCTCGGGTGTTACTAGACTTTTTAATTCGTCTAGTGTCATCGTTATACACCGCCACCCATTGCATCGTTACACCAACAAATCGCAGCAACGACAGGCACAGGTACTGGTTTTGAGTGACCGATAATCTCTGCGCCATTTGGGTTCTCTGACTTAAGTGGCTTTGAGAAGAACGGCAACGCTTTCAAACCTGCATCAAGGTCATCAATCGCTAGGTAGTAGAAATCATGGCCAGCTTCAAGATCAATCATACAAAGCGCTTCAGCATCGATTTTATCGACCATGGTTTTTGTACCGCCCACATAGGTATGGTACTTGCCAGACATACGCTGAATTTTGTAACCACCGATGGTGATTTCGTTTTCAGCGATTTCAATGCTGATGTTGCGAGTATTGGTGCTAGACGCAATGTCCATGATGCGCGCATAAACATCGCGGCCTGCGTAGGTCAAGAGCTTACTGCCATAACCGTTGTCTTCAATTTTTTCGGCCATGCTTTGAAGCAACTTAAACAGTTGACCAATGGTGGTATCTGTCGATGACAAGTCGATGGTTCCAGTCGCGCTATATTCTTCAGTAAGACCAAAGTCATAAACTTCCAGCTCAATCTCACCACCTTCGGCTTTCATTGGATATTCGACTTTGCCTGAAAGCGCCATCGCACACATAGCCTCAATACCTTTGTAAATGCGGCGTAGCATGTTGGCATTTTTCGAATCAAACCACTGTTTAGTGGCTTTCATCCCTAACGCTTTTAAGTTGTTCAGCTCAGCAGCGGTCGCAAAGTGCGACATCACGAAGCCTTGTGGTTCGATGGCCTTTACGGTTGTACCTTCCGATTTCAATACCAAAGCAGCGGTACCACGACGAACCACAGGCACGTTCGTGGTGGTGTCTTTGATTTCAGAATATGGCAATGACACGTCATGCCAGAATTGGCTAGGGCCAAATACCGTATTGCGAACTGGCATCGGTACGGGCTTTAATTTCTTTTGCTTGTTTAGGAACTCACCCCAAACATCCAGCTTCGTATAGCTGCGGAACAGGTCGATAATATCCATGACTTCTCTCTTTCTTAAAACAGTGTTCAATGCGCCTTAAAATGGCATTTAAGGCGCGTTCAATTTGGGTTACTTGATGCTGACAACTACGTCGTCAGAGTCATCGCCGATGTGCAGTTTCAGCACGGCGTCACCTGTGGCCTTAGGTAAAATAGCTCCGGTTTGCGCATCCACTTCAAACACGTCGGTATCAGAGCTTTCAAACTCAAACTCTTCGTTTTCTGGGTTTGCAAAGGCGATAGGAAGCTCAACAACCGTGCCGATGAAGGCGCTCTTACCCAGTTCCAACTCGATATCAAAGTCAGGTGTTGGTCGCAGAAACCCGCGCGCTTTTGAGCCTTCTGGCGCTTCTTTGATGTCATCGTCTAACTCTTTTTCTTGCAACGTCAGCGTGATAGCCATGTCGGATTTCAGACCAGGAACATTACCCGATTTGACGAACGTGGCTGAAAGCGTGGCATCACCAGCGCCTTTAACGATGAACTTGCCATCTTCAATCGCAATCACACTTTCATCTGAGGTTTTCAGATTGACGCGCTGCTCATGCGGATTGAACACCAACTCCATCTCTTGACCATCCGCCATCAACGGTGAGCCGATATCATCCACCGAGAATGGATAGGTCAGCGTTTCAAGCGCAAAGCCTGGCTCTTGGTCTTTGGGGTTGGTAGCAATAGTCGATTGCTTTTGTTTCGCGCTGTCAGCAAGTTGCTCGTCCACACTTTCTGGCGCAAGCGCTTGAGCAATCGCGTCGACCGTTAGACGTTCCTGGTCGTAAAGTTCAGACAAGACTTTGAGCGCCATTACCTGTTTGACCAAATTATCAATCTTGGCTTTACGCTGACGGTTCATCAGCAAGAAGCGAGAGTGACCACCAAGGTTCGCCATTGCGCTGCCGACGCGACTAAATTGCGCTGAAAACTCAGCGTCTAATTTTTGCTTATCCATTACCATTCACCTTCTGCCCACAAATCGCTTAATGTCAGCATGAACTGCGCTTCTGCTGGAAGTGCAGAGTCATCCGCCAGCACAACGTTCTCACGAACATAATCACCTTTTACCAATGCGGTGACTGATGCATCTCCAGCGAACTGCTTGCGAGTCACAATCGCCAAACGATAAGCGGCGGTTGCCGTAATCGTGCCGCCAGCGCCATCATCGATGTCTTCTGTCGGGATAGTGACACCGTCCCAGCGACCTTGAATGCCTTCTTTGGTGATCACAATGACGTGGCCAATATCAAGGTCAGTGATGGCACCTGCAGTGATTTGATGCACCTTTGCGCCTTTACCACTGCCAATCACATTCTTATGGCTTAATGCTGCCTTAGAGGTAAATTCCATAATTCATTACTCTTGAGTTGTTCGGTTTCAATGTGCGCCCAATAAAGGCGCACGCCACATCAATTCAATTACCAGCCTTCAGGGTCGAACGTGTCTTTTTCTTCCCCTTCGTTTGAAAGCTCAATGTCGCCAAATACATCTAACGAACCTTTTTTCTTTGCTGGCTGCGCTTTGATTAGCGACTTGATTTCGGAATAACGAGAGCCTTCGCCTGTGTTACACAGTTCGATAGCCGATGCTCCTTTAATCATCGAAGTGATCACTTTCAGCATGTCTTCACCAAGGCTTGCATCGTTAGCAAGCTCGGTCAGCGTTTCACGGCGTTCACCTGCCATTGATTCGCGCATCTGCTTGAGCTCTTCGTTTTCTTCACCTTCACCGTTAGGCTTGTCTTTACCTTCAGACTTGTCGTCATTGGTTTTTTCGTTTGTTTTTTCTTCGGCTTTAATACCTAGCGCGTCGCCCAGCTGCTTCTTCTCATCATCGGAGTAGCTCTTGACGGCTTTCATTAGATCTTCAAATTTCATAATGGAATTCTCATTCGATTGTTTGGTTTGCACTCCAGCATTGGAGAACAGGAAAATAGCGTCGCTTTCACCGTCATCGCTGAGCTCAACGACATCCAGCGTTTTGATGTTGGCCGCAGGTGGCAGAGAACCAAGCTGAGCCACATGGTGAAGGTAGAATTCGCCTGGTTTGCCAGGGAGCGGATAGATACCCGCGCTTTGACCTTCGAACTTACCTTGGTCTTCTAGCTCTTCGAGCTCTGGCGTGTAGTGCTGCTCGCACAGCAGAACCGCTTCACCTTTGTCGTTGGTGCTAATGCCGCGAACATCAATGCGACCCAGCGCTGGAACCTTGTCATCGCCTTTTTTGGGATGCCCTAGTGTGACCGGAGGGCGTGAACCACCCGAGTTACGAACCACAGACTCCAGCACAGACTTGTCAACAGGTTGACCATTGCGCTGGATACCTTCACCAACGAGCTCTAATTTACGAATACGAGGCATGACTGACTCCTTACAGCGAAATCGTGATGCCGCCGCTACCAGGTTCATCGGCTGGGTAGCGAACACCAGTAACAAAATCGAGCTCAAAGAGGCGACCACTGTTGTTGCTGATTTCAATGCGGAACACGGACATCTGAGCGGTGTACGCCACTTTTTCTTTGGTGTGATGGGTCGCTGGCGGATTTTTTACATATCCCCAAATACGCGTCACCACACCATCGAGGCGGCGCGTGCCTGTTGTGACGTCCAAACCGCGCACATCACACAGAGCTCGAATGGCAACATAGCCACCGTTTTTAGTGAGCTGTTTCAAATCGGCAGGTGCTGTGCTGTCAAACTCCACGTTTGCGTTCAACGCTTCATAGTCCCCATCAGGGATTTCCATATCACCGATACCGCCAAGCGCTGAGAACGTTTCAACTTTAAGTTGAGGCTCTGCTGTGATGGCTTTGACGCGTCCGATGTACTGCGTTTCATTGATAAAGCACATATGGTTGCGCTTGGTTACATGGTTTTCAGCCATTGTTAATTACTCCCTACGAGTGAGCTAAAGGCGCTTTCCAGACCTTCCACGTAGATTTCTGCTGCATACTCGACGGTTTGCATCGGAATTGGTGGCGTGAACTGATAGCGATACTTGATCTTGCCCTGTTGCAAGTTCACCAATGGGTTATCATCGACTTCCAGATACACATTGGAGTAAACCAGTGACGTGCCCACTTTAGTGCGAAGGTAATCATTGACCGTGTCACGAACGCGGCCACACACCATCGCTTGCAGACCATGTGGCCCTGTAAACATCGGCTTATCGATAAACTGCAGCGTGGCGGTTTCAATTGACTCTTCGATGATGTCCGCTGTGCGGCGAACACAAAAGAACGACGTCAAGTTGGTTGAGTCTGGATACGCACTCGAATAGTTACCAAAACCTTTCCAACCACTGCGGTTGATCATGGTGTAAATACCATTGGCGTTGAGGTAGTTCACATCACAGGCCGTATCGCTTGGGATGTACTCGATATCAATTGATGGACCGACAATATCTAGCAAGTCGTAGTTTGACGGTGAGCACCAGTAGCCCGTCTCGCTCACAATCGTGTCACCCGTACCATTGCGGTCGACTTGCGCAATCAGACCTGCCAATGACGGCGCAAACCAATCCACTTGGGTCGAGCCGTCATCTTGAATAACAAGAGGACGTGGCCAACATGGCATGTAGCGTTCATCACCGAACTGTTGCTTAAAGGCATACGCTTCTTCTGTGGTGCTGATATCTTCTGGCATGTCTCCCACCCAAACACCGCGGATGGATTTCACCGCTGCAACCGCTAACGAGGCCGCGCCCGTTTTGTGCAAGATGCCAGGAGCAAGATGGATTTTTGATGAGAAGCCATATTTGTTGCCTGCTTTGCGTAGCAACGGCAAGGCATCAATGAATGCGGCCAGCAGCGCATCAGAGACCGCCGTTACGGTCACTTCATACGTCAGTGTTGACGACTGGTAGGTCGCATCCCCAATCATCTCCAGCGTGATGGTTGCCGTACCTTCAGCAAGTGGGGTGATTTCACCCGTGCCGTTATCGACAATCGCCACCGTCTCATCACTGGATAAGTAGTTCACAGCCAAGTCGTTCGGGTTCGACAGCTCAACAGGCGTTGCTGGTGAGCCTGTATAGACCACGCCTTTGGAAGCAGACAACGTTGCACCGTTAGCCTCTTTACCAGCATCAGGATTGGTTTGTGCAACGGTCAGCGTGTACGTCAATGTTTCGGTTGCCGCTGCGCGAGTTTGCGATTGAGTAGAACGCGCGGCTTTCTTGCGAGAGCGAGTCGCTTGCTGTGGCGCTGACTCAGACGCAGCTTCGGTGCCATCATCAAACTCGATATTAAGCGTGATGGTAGTTTCACCTTCCGCCACCAATGTGACCAAACCATCGCCATCAACTGTCGCCGTCGCTTCATTACTGGATGTGTAGCTAATGGTGGCCGCATGCGGATTGGTGACAACAACAGGAGATACTGCTGCGCCATCGTCTATATAAGCAGTGGCACTGGCTGAACTGAGTGTGACGCCTGATGTCGCAGGCTCTTCTGGTGCGTCAGGGAAATCCGCATCTTTACCCAAAGGAATGGCAATCACTGAATTGCTTTCCACATAGGCATGAATACGTTTAAGCGCTTTTGAAATGGAGCCTTCACCAAATGCCGCGAACGCATCATCGTAATTGGTGGTGTGGTAAAGCTGCATTGGCTCTGCCTTTTCGGACGTGCCGAAAATACCAATCACGCTCGATGCAACATCGGTGACGGCCAGTGAGCCCGTAGTGGACTCAACGGTATAGATACCGTGTAGAAATTCATCAGACATAATGCCCTCCTAGAAACTGAGAGCATTNATGGAAGTGTTCGCCGAGGCTAGGTGGCAATTGACAAAATGAGGATGGGGCTAAAGGTCGTTGGAGAGCTCGAAATACTCACGCATGCCTGTTTCATTTATCGTGCATGAAAGCCCTAAACGGATCAACCTTTCGTCGGCTCGACCGATACCACTTTCACGCCATCAAGCGTGATGCGCTGTTCGTACTTGGCGACCGATTCCGCTATTGCGACCTGCAGCTTTGACATAAACCACATCGGTTTATCTAAATACGCGAGAGCATCAGCGGCGTAGTCCGGCAAATAAATGCGCTCGGTTTTACTGGTATAGATGATCATGTACAGCGATTGCTTAATATCATCCAATAATGTGGCGTTTCGACCCTCGCCACCGAGTTTGAGTGAGTAAATCATGTCACACCTGTTTTAATACGCTTAAAAACTAGTTTTAATTGTTTTAAGATTTTATTTTCGATAAATGTTACCACTGAAATTTAAACGCCCTTAGAACGCGATACAGGGCGTTTTACGTTAGGGTTTATTTATCGCCTCAAATAGCCAATCAGGCGACTGAGCAGAGAGGCACTTCGAACACTGACCGCTGAGCCTGTTGGACGACCTTCTGCATCGACGTGGGTGTGCGTATCAACGGAGACCGTCACCCCGTTAATGGTCGCGGTGCCAGACACTTCCATACCGTTTTGCATTTTCGCTACGCCACCCGACACGGGACCACCATATCCAGCCGCGCCAACCGTTCCCATAAAGGTTGCCGTTTGCTGACCAGACACCGTACCCGTAATAGAGAGATTGCCACCAATGCTAGTGTTACCGCCTACGTCCAAGGTTTTGCTGATGGTCACTGCGCCCTCAATATCCACATCAGAGATAATCGAGACCTTATCGGGACCAACTTGAATCGACGGTGTACCTCCCTTGATTTTGAGTACGCCCGTTTGCGTTGCTTGGTCGTACTCCAAGAGCGTGCCATCTTCAAACTGAATACCAAACTTATCGGGATTAGTGGTGTACGGTCTGGCATTGATATTCACCAGCGAGNCTAGAACATAGCCACGCACCATCGAACCAACAGGCGGGAAGAGACACAGCACTTGTTCACCCACGGCCATGTTCCAACTGGCGTTCACGCCTTTGGTGCGAGAGCCGACGACTGATAACCAATCGGACTCTGGAATGCGACCACCTGCAAACGTGACCTTCACGCGGCGCAGCTCGCTATCGACCTGACTGACAGTGGCAATACTCACGGTGCGCCTTAACATCGTGAAGACATCTTTCATCTTGTTGCCAAGCACACGAACGTCATCAAACATGGCTACATTCTCCCTCGCGCGCCACCGCCAATACGAGCAAGACGCTGCGCAGCGCTCTTCATCTTTTTCACCACGTTTGGTGTAGCACTGCCCACAAACTGCTTGGTCTCAAACTCGCTGACACACATTTCAATTACATCGGCGCAGTCATCATGCCCACGCGGGAACTCTTCCAACTGACTTTTGAGCAACACTTGCTCTTCCAAGAACTGAACGCCGCCAGACTCGACATCTGGAGAAAGTGATTTGATGCGTAGCTTCTTATTGCCACTTGGCTTATAGCCCGTGATAGGCAGACGAACGCCATGACCTTTGGCAAAGCGAATGACCGAGTTCTTGTAGATTTTCTGAAACGCGACTTCTTCAAACAGTATTTTTTTAGGTGGTTTGTTAAAGGTGTTTTTAACCCACATGTACACTTCAACGATGCGCTTTGCGAACGTCAAATCGGATTCATGCCAGCCATTACAAAACAGCACGTAGTCCACCAAGGTAATGCGATGGCGACCTACCACACCAATGGCACTGTAGTCTCCGGTCTCCATCCCAGTGGCTGGGTCAACGGCCATCATGATATCGATGTCGCGGATATCGAGGTCAGACAGCTGGTAGTGCTTAAAGTATTCGGGCTTGAAGTCCTGCTCTTTACGCGAGCGTGGCATGTTCATGTATTCCGCCCACCACACTTTGCGCATGATGCGGCGTAATTCGTAAAGGTCAGCCAATGGCCATCGTGACGGGAAAAGGGATTGTCCCGTTGGTGTGAGAGCACTAAACACCAGTCCAAGCCAGTTAGGCAGTAAGCCTTCACGAATACGTGCGAGCAATCTGGACGGTAAGTCATCGTGGTGCATGATGGTGTTGGCCACCACAATCAACATGCCTTTACCCAAAGGCAAAATTACTGAATCAAACCAGTCCTCACACTTGTCTCGAATTTCTTTGTTGTTCTTTTCGAGCTCCGTAATGACGTCATCGAGAATACAGGCGCTTGGACGCAAGAACCCATGCGTTGTACCACGAATAGATTGACCACGACCGACACCTTCGATGGCATTGCCGTTGGCAAGCACGAGCTGCTTTTGTGTCCAGATATTGCCGTGAACCTTTTGCTCGCCATAGTCATCAATGATGAGCTGGTTGGTTTCCAGTTCATTACGAATGGCCATGATGTTCTTTTTCGCTGCTGGGCCACTGGCACCACCGATAATGATGTATTGTTCTGGGTAGTTAAGCAGCAACCACATCGGTAGAGCCTTAACGTTACGTGTGGTTTTACCGTGGTCACGAGGCTCCAAGTCGAGAATGCCATTAAACTGCGCCCGTTCGGGCATCACAATCGAACCGTGATTGATAGGATAGACCAGCTTCTTAAACAACTTCATGTCACGCTTGCGCATCACTCGCGATGCCACGATGCGAGAAAGTGCCTTTTGGTATGGCGCAGCCTCACACGTAAACGCATGCGGCATGTACGTTTCACAAAAGTAAGCAAAGTCGGCTTTCGCTCTGGCGCGGCGTCGACGACGCGCTTTCTCTTGTCGTTTCTCTTCTGCCAGTTTTTGCTTGGCTTCTCTTTGACCTTTACTTTGCGCCTCTTTGTGCGCGATGGCCGCATTGGCTTTTTCGTGCAGGTTGTCGAGGTCAGCGTTACTGAACTGTGAGAACGGCGCTTTCATCAATCAGCTCCAGTTGCAGTTTCAAGTAACGAATCTCCAGTTTGCGCTGCTCAATGGAAAGCTCCAAACGTGACTTTTCCAACGTCTGGAGGTGCATTTCACCTAGCAGTACAATGGCAACAAAGACCAATACCAGCGCAGATAAGCATTTCATCATGACTCCTTAGCGACGCTTCTTCGTGCGCTTGCGACCATCGGGATCAACACGCACAGAGCGGATGATCTCAACCAACTGAATAAGCAGCTCTGGATTGCTTTCTTCAAGCAGTACCTTAAATTCATCTTCCAGCTCTTTCTTGGCTGCATCCACGCCTTTGCGAAACTCAGTCTTGAGTCGGTCAAGGTTCACTTGAGAATCCGATAAACGAGCAAGCGAGTTCACCAGCTTAGTCACATCCGCAAACGACTCGGTACTGACGTCGTAGTTTTTCACCACCTCAACAATCTTGCTCTGCAGAACCTGCAAACCAATTTCAGAGATATCGGTGTTGGGTCTGTCTCGAAACTCATCCAGGAATTTGTTTGCAAAGCGATCACGCTCTTTCTGTTCTTCCAGGAACGTTTCCCATTTTTTGACTTCGCGATGCACGCCAGCGCGACTCACTTCCCATCCCTCATCAGAGAGAACAGTGGTGATGTCAGTTAGCGTCATCTGCTCCTTGTCGTACATATCGATAATGCGCTCGCTCAATCCTTGCAGCTCAATCTTCGATTTTTTGGCCACATAACCCTCTTATTTTTCATGTTTTTTTGATGGTGCCATTGTGGCTATATCACGCGCGCGCGCGTGGCAATTGACAAATCTTGGCCAATAAGCAGACGACAATAGCCTCGGTTTAAACGGGATTTAAAACGGCATGAAAGAGTTTTTAAAAGCGCTTCACGATACGGCGAGCATCATCAACGAATTGCCCGAGCGCATTGCGCCCTTTGGTTTGCAGTGCGTGAAAGACAACTATCGCAATGGCGACTTTGCGCCTAACTCGACGCTGACGAAGAACACCAAGAACGGTGGCGCTAAACCGCTGGATGATACAGGTGAGACGTATGCCTCACTGACGTATCAGGCTGGTCAAGGGGAATACCGCATCGGGACCAATAAAGTGCATGCACCACTGATTAATGACGGTGGCATCGTGAAACCACTGAAAGCGCAGAAGCTCACCATTCCTGCCGATAAGCGCATCAAAAAGCGCACCGAAGCCTATGGCGTTCGCAAGACCTTGTCAGGACTGGAAGCGCAAGGTTGGAAGATTTTCTGGCGTCCGAACTCGGTGATGGGGCGAGCACCTGTTGGCGCAAAAGGCATTGGCCGAAAAATTCAAAGCCGTTTTAACCGCAACAACAAGAGTAAAGATAAAGGCGTGTTCTATGTGCTGTATATCCGAGCCGATGAAGTAAAAGTACCAGGGCGACCATTTATGTACCTAAGCGACGAGCAGCAAAAAGAACAAGCGAGCTGGTTCAAAAAGAATTAATGAAGGCCATGAAATGAGCGCACCAAGCTTACACCCAGAATCGCTGACGGCCATCAATAAGCTTAAAGCTGAGATTGAGCGTTACTTGGACATCACCACCATTGTTGAACCCAACAATGCGATGGCAGCGATTGAAGTTCGCATGATGGTGACAGGCGCGTCGAAGCTGAACCCATTACCCAAACCGGACTGTTACGCCCCGTTCGTGCCGTACGAATGGAACCTGCCTGTGGTGGTCTGCGTGCGCGCCACGGGTGGCAACGCAGGTAATGCTCTGTCTGGACAAGCCACTTGGATCAACATGCAGCTGGCTAACTTCTTGGAGAACGAGCTGGTTGAAGTGCGTGATGTGAGCCAAATCCTCAAAGTGCCCAAGGGAATGATGCAGCTTGGCCCTAAAAATAAAATGCACATTGTTGGGGATGCGGAAATCACCAACGTCAAGTTTAGCCAGAGCGGGTTCACTGGCGACAAAGACGCGGCTGACTTTGATCCATTTGATGGCCCGTTTACTTATCGAGAGGACTGGACCCTCACCATGACGCTGACCGTCCATCGAGATTTTTACTCACCGACACTTAGAGAAGTGCGGTTTTACAACGAAATGCTAAATGAAGAAATCGTGGTTCCACCGGAGGAAAAAGCATGAGCCAACAAGAAGCACAACACGCCGCCTGGGGCGGATTTGGTGATTTGGTTTTTCAGGGCCGCTTAACACCGAGTCAGTTTCAAGACCGCCGCACCTGGCGCGTGACAGCGCAGCAAGTCGTCAATGGCTATCCGCGTCATCAAGGACAAGGTGAGAACGAACGCACATGCTCACTCACCATGAAATTCAGCAACAAGTTCTGCGACATCACCAAGAGTGTGAAGGCGCTCGATGCCATGGCAGAAAGCCAAGTGCCTCGTTCGGTCGTGATTGGTGATGACGTCAAAGGCAAGTTCACCATTCGCAGTCGCACGCTGACAGGCATGAAGACCACACCCAGTGGCAGCGTCGTCAGCATGACATACCAATGTGAGCTAGTGGAAGTGAAAGACAAACCATGAGCACCACCACTTTATATGCCCAGCGCGATGAACGCTGGGAACAGCTTTGCTACCGCGCTTATGGCAGCGTAAACGAAACGCAAGTGATGGCGCTGCGTGAGGCCAATCGAACACTGGCCAGCAATATGACTCGTTTTCAGTTTGAAGGGGGCGAGCTTATCACTGTGCCTGCATTAGACGTCAGTGCCGCTCTTGAAGACACAACGGAGAAACCACCGTGGGCAAAATAGTAGGCGGTCTTATCAAACCCTTCGCCATCGTCAAATGGGCAGGCAAAGAAATCAGCCAAGAGCTTTCCGATTACGTGAGTGCGCTGACGTATACCGACGTGCTGGATAGCAAGAAGGTCGGTACGGACACCGTATCGATGACGCTCGCCAATAACGATGGGCGCTTTTATGACGCGTGGTTCCCTGAAAAGGGAGACACCCTAGAGTGCGGTGTGGGCTGGTTTGACGAAGATGGCAAGCGCAACACCTGGATGTGGGGCGCGTTCACCATTGATGAAGTGCGCTTTAACTTGAATCCTGACAAGGTCAACATCGGTGCCAATGCGAAGCCAGCGGTGCGCGGCAAGATTGATAACGAGACGTGTGAGGTTTACGAACAGACCAGCTTTGTCACGTTAGCCGAAGACATTGCCAGTGAAGTGGGTGTCTCGATACTCATCGCCCCAGATGCGCGCAACGTGGCTTACACCCGAGTGCAGCAGCGTGATGAAAGCAAGATGGCCATGATGAGTCGCCTTGCCAGTGAGAACAGCATTCCAGTGGCCTTCAAAGGCAATCAACTTGTGGTTGGTGAACTGAGCACCAGTACGCTAACGCTCGACATTCGCAATCGTGATGTGGTGGTCAATGGCTCGTTTCCGGTCTCTGACCGCACCAAAAGCGACGGCATCGTCGTGTACTTCTATGACCCCATCAACAATGAGGGGGGCGAGTATCGCTCAGGCAATACGGACGAAGGCGCAAAAGTCAAAACGTTCAATCCTGATGGCGTGACATCAATGGAAGAGGCAAAGAACTACGCCGACAACTACATCGCCACTGGCTCAGGTAAAGGCAAACAAACCGCCACGGGTAGGCTGACTCTCGTCAATGCCACGGTCACGACTGCCGACACGATTGCGCTCACCAGCGCAGGCAAGCTGCCCGATAAATGGAAACCCACCACTGTGAGCACATCACTGACCAGCGGTGGCTGGACGTCCACTGTAACCATAGAGAGACGCGCATGAGCACCAACCGATTCCCAACACTGCCAGAGCCAAGCCTGGCAACGCCCGATTTTGAAAGCAATCTAGCGAACCTGAAAGAGCGCTACTTTCAAAAGACAGGGCATTACCCAACGGTGAACGACCCAGAGACGGTGCACCTTGAAGCCATTGCTTACACCAAAAGCGAACTGATTGATGAGATCAACTACGAATCAAAACAAAACCTGCTGGCCTTTGCCGAAGATGACCGCCTTGAGCAGCTTGGCGCATTAGTTGGCGCTGGTGAACGCTTGCCTGAATCTGCGGCGAGCACCGTTATCGAGTTCACGTTCACCGCAGGACACGCAGGTTTGGTGATTCCGCAAGGTTATGAGATGAAAGCGGCGGATGATCAAACGCTCTTTGCGTGCATGCAAGACTATATCGTGGATGCAGGTGACGCCAATCTACTGGCTAACTTCGAGTGCTTAACACCAGGCGAAAGTGGTAATGGATTCATTGCAGGGCAAATCTCGACCATCGTTGATACCAGCATCGCTGAAGTAGAAAGCGCGACCAACGTCACCACAAGCCAAGGCGGAGCCCCCGAAGAAGACGATGACCGCTACGCCTACCGCATTTGGCTTGCACCATCGGGCTGGTCTTCCTGCGGTCCCTATGATGCGTATGAATACTTTGCTCTGTCTGCCAGTTCAGCCATCGGCTCAGTTTCCATTTGGACGCCAGAACCCAATGACATCAGCATCAGCGCCATTTTGCTTGATGGCTCGCTGCCCGAACAGCCCATTGTCGATGCTATCTATGCGCAGTGCTCAGGCAAAACCCGAGTGCCTCAAGGTGATCGAGTGACGGTTGTCGTGCCTGGTGGCGTTGATGGCGACCACCACCATCGCGCTGCAGGTGTTTNAACGACTATGCGGCCCTTGGGAAGACCATCGTCGATACCGCTACCGAGTTAGTCAACGCAGAGCTTCTCAAGTGGCGCACCACGCATGGCAAGGACATTGTGTGCAAGACCTTGAAACCATCTGTAAGAACATCGAAGGCGTGTACTACGCCGCTGTCACCATTACCGACAGCGATGGCATTGTTATCGATAAGAAAAAAACCATCAGTAAACAAGAGCGCGCCAACATCACATTGACCAGTGTCACGCACACCGTCATCGATGAGCTTAGCTCAAACAACTTCCAATAACGGAGAACCTCATGCAAATGCAACAAGCAAACGCGCTCCTCGATACCGCCAAAGCGAACATTGAAAAGGCGCAGCGACTTATCCAGGGACGACCAACTTCGCACATCAACACCAAAGCAATGCTGGCGCGCACGAACGCCACACTCTTTGATGGAAAAATGAATGGCACTCAACGCGCCTGCATTCTGGGCTTTGCGTTTGTCTACGCCATGTTCGTCATGCTGGGCATGACGGTGCCGCTTCAATACCTGGCTTATGTATTGGCAACGACTTACCACGAAACAGGCCGAACCATGAAACCCATTGAAGAATGGGGCAAAGGCCAAGGGCGACCATACGGTGAGCCCGACCCTGACACAGGTGAAACCTATTATGGCAGAGGCTACGTGCAATTGACCTGGCTCGCGAACTACATCAAAGCCAAAGCGGCGGTCTACAACCGCAACTGGCAACAGGGAACCATTGACTTTGTGAGTGCGCCAGAGTTGGCTCTGAACCCATTCTACGCGGCGCAAATCGCGATTAGCGGCATGATGGCTGGTTGGTTTACAGGTAAGAAGTTAAGCGACTACCTGCAGGCCGACGGCTCTTTTGATTACATCAATGCCAGACGCATCATTAACGGCACAGACAAAGCTGAAACCATTGCCGCCTATGCGATTGAATTTGAGACCGCCTTGTATCTGGGTATCGGTACGGACATCGAGCGCGCCACGCTTCAACATGGCAGTGAAGGCGATGATGTTCGTGAGCTGCAACTGGGGCTTGGATTGAATCCAGACGGTAAATTTGGCAACGCCACTCAGACCGCACTTACCCATTTCCAGCAACAACACCAACTAAACGATGACGGCATTTGCGGACCATCAACTTGGACCACCTTTGAAAAAGAGATTTACGGACTATGAAAAATGCACTGATTTTATTCACCCTTGCATTGGCAATGTTAAACCTTACAGGCTGCGCAACGGCCATCACCAGTTACAACGTAAGTTACGGTGATGACTCTTGCCCACTCAAAGTGGACGCCGATACCTCCGTGGGCGTATCGGTTCGCATCAATGACAACGCAACTCAATGCAAACAACCTAAAGATAATGGAGACTAACTATGATCAAAAAAGTCGTGATGGCCATCGTTCTATGCATGTGCCTCGGCGGCTGCACCAACATCCTAACGTACATTAAAACAGACAACCGCAGTCACAACTCAGGATGCAATGCGGCAGGTGATGGCGGTGATGGTGTGAAACTTGGCGTGCCATGTGAGAGCACTACGAAAAAGTAACTGGCACAAAAAAGGCGCTTTCTTTAAAGCGCCTTTTAATCTTCTTTAAAACAGTGCGAGCTGTTCATTCTTCTTTTCAACGTCTTCCCCCAGGTCTTCAACAAACACAAACCACGAATGCAGTTTAAACGCGAAGAAGTTGAGGCTACGAACGGCATTGTTGCGACTGGAGATGCAACAGGTCATCGCATCCTTAGTCGTCACAATATTGATCTTTTTCTTCTTGTGCATAGTAATTGCTCCCTTTCCAGAAGTAAGCGGCTAACTCTTTGGGTGTGTACCAATTGCGTGGATAGCCCAGGACGCTTTTAATCATCGCCTCATCAAGAGGCGACCCGAAACGCTCAAACAACTCATGAGCAGGAATCGCCTTGGTTGGCCACATCTGCTCAAGCAACTGTTCCAAGTCCGCTTGAGAGCGCACTTCAATAACGCGATAGCGAGAGGAAAAATGATTAGCCATGACGACCTCCTAACCAACGCTCCAAGCCGAGAATGACTTCACTGATTTTAGTGCGAGTCAACCAGCGCGTTTTCTTTACACCTGCAGTGCGCTCAACAAACGCATCAAGTCGCGCGTCATTCAAGCCGTCCCAACCCTTTTCTTTTGCCAACGCGGCGAGCTTAGCCCATTGCGCGTTCGTCGGACGGTTGCCTTCGCCTTGACCACCTGGCTGCTTATTGAAGGTCAGATAGNCTTCATCGCGCAATCCCTTAACCAAGTCCATCAACTCTTCGTCGGTCATCTCTTTGCAAGACGTTTTACCAACGGTAATGCCGAGATAGTTTCGATACTCGTCATCATCACAAAAGCCCATGCGGTCTTTTAATAGAGCCTGCACACCTTTATGGATCATGCCGTAGTACTTGTTTCGATTTATGTCCACCATGCTTCTCTCATCAATTGTCAATTGATAACTCTTATTATTGTAGGGGCGGACAGGTTTGCGATTGCAAATGTTTTGTGCAAAAAAAAGCCTCACGCTTGGTGAGGCTTAATTTAGTTATCTTGGGTGACATATTCAGCATACGTGATCATTGCTTTTCTTATATCCCCGTTCATTTCTTTAGCTGTCACATGTAGTTTGATTGGCGTTCTTTCCCATTCACCCTTTTGCAATGCCAGTAAAAACTTGCGGTCTAAAGTGTGGTCTTCTGCCTCTGCGGTAAACTCCTCGTGAGAATCAACGCTACGCAACTTAACTTTAAATGCTTGTTGGTTGGATGAATCAACAGAGAGAATTCTAAACAAACCAGATAAATGAACCTCGTTTGATTTCCGTCTAGCATTTTTCATTAGTTCTACAGCATTATCTCCATCAACAACGACACCTTGAACTTCAACTTGTTTCGCATCTCCGCCTCGTTTGAATAGTTCTGTTTTCGCGTCATCACTGAAATTCTTGATTGTTTTCAGGCGAGGCTCTTGGCTCATAACTGTTGCCATTATTTTGGCTCGCTCAGTTTCTTGTTCTTGAGCGAATTGTAACTGCTTTAGTTCTTCTTTGCGGTTTTCTTGCTTAAGTTCTTTAATGCGAGTTTGACGCCGACTATCTAAGAAATTTTTATACGCTGAATTTGCAAAATAAAATGCAGCAATTCCTAAAACGATGATCACAATTTCTTTTGGGCTCATTTTTCCGATCAACTCTTTTCCTAGGTTTTCTAGAATTCCTTGAAAATCGATTCCAAATACTGAACTACCATGTTCAACTTTGACTCTAATTGTCAATAAGTCACGCTCATGATGGCTAAGTTTATTGGCGTTCGGAGTGTTGTATCTAGCCATTGCGTAACTTCTGTATATAGAAGCTTGAAGTTCAAGAAATGCCTTCATCAAGTCAGGAGTAATTGTAGCATCATAGTCTTCGCCGACAACTCGCATTTCGAATGTAGGCCAATCTTTAAATTCAATTTCTACGCCATCGAAATTAAATTGGCTATCTATAGTGTTTTCTAGAACATCAAATAGGTCATTTTCATTAGTGATGGTTAAGGTATTATTTTGCACGTGACATTCTTTCTCTTAGGTCTGTTTGTATTAATACTTATAAAAACAGAAATTTCGCATAGAAAAAAAACCTCGAATATACGAGGTTCATTTTTAACTGTTGGTATAACGCGTTATCTCACCGTCATACATTAGCTAGTGTGGCAGGCGTTAGCACAATAGAAACATCCATTTGACTGACGATAATAACGGCGAGCTTCTGTAACAGCAGTCTGGCAAGTAAAGTGAATGCCTAAGTCTAAACGATTATGAGCCAGTGGTAGTCGAGAACAGCCTTCTTGATGGACCTCATGGTCTCCATTGTCTTGTGCATTTTTGTTAACGTAATAACGAGGCATAGTGCTTCCTTCTTTTAAGTGGTGGAGTTTGGTTTATGTAACAGTTCTATAAGTTACGGATTTATCGTAGGATATAAACGATCATTTTTTAATCATTAGCTTTTGATAAAGATCTGATTTATTAAAGTAATTTATCTGCTAATTACATTTTTAATAAAAATAAAGGCTCGTCAAATGACGAGCCTTCTTTCATATTGTTGGCCAATACACGGCATCCTTGCGATTAGGGTCGTTTGGATATCGATAAGGCCTAAACCCAAGCTTTAGCGCCGCCCTGAACTGATTCTCTGGCACGTTGATATATGGGCGAACCTTGCCATGACCACAGCAACATCCATATGTATGAATACCGTTTTTCCATAACAACACCAACTCAGGCACGCAGCATTTATCAACACTAATGAACGGTTGCAATCCGTGATTTAGACGGCATCTTTTGTAATAAGCCATATGTATCGGTACTGGGATGGTGCGTTGATTGTCATAACTTCCCATTTCTACGTTATTACACTGACATTGCCCTGTTACACCAAGCTTAACCGCTTCTGGGACAGCATTCGCTCTCCATCTTTTTTGTAAAACGTTCAATATTTTGGTCCAGAATACAACCCAGAGAACAACAATACCAAGCCACAGGAAAAACTCACTCATTTCGCTTCTCCATTAGATCTTCATAGTCTTCACGAACATTTGAGCCTTGGCGGTTCATCACCATATTTAGAGCAGCGATATAACCTTCTTCAAACGTTGCGTCTGGGTATGCGGTGCCTGTTTCCGCAATTAATGCTTCAGCAATTTCGACCTCACGCTCTAGAGCAGAGCGTGAGTGGACTGAAACGAACGGGCATTCAAGTCCTGTCATAGATGGTTTTCCTTTTTGAATTGATTGAACTTAACCAGGTGATCGCCACGGCAGCACTTCTTGTACTTATTACCACTACCGCAAATACAAGGACGATTACGATTAGCTGGCTTTAGCGCTTCCTCGATGATATGGATAATCTCATCATCGGTGTACACTCGTTCCTGTGTATTATCGTGTTGCATTGAGTAGCTCCTGACAGTGGTTGTGAACATTTCGGATAGCGACAGAGACGTTGTCTAATCGCCCAGCCCGTACAAAGTCTCGCTGCTGAATAGCAGTTTGCACTCGGCGCTCAATAGACTTGATGCTTTGCGCTGCGTCCCATGGAATAGTGACGCTATCAACGATGATATTTAGCAAATGGTGTTCGTTGAGTTTAACTTCTTCATCTTTTTCAACTGGAACAACAACCGACGACGTTGATTTGCATAAGTTCTTACTATTCGTTTGTAGCGCGTCATTGATAGACTCCATCTCTTTTTTAAACATTGAACCGAATCGTGTTAATTGCTTTGCCGTGCCCGTTGGTCCATCAACGATGAATCCACCTTCAACCAACATCCAGTACGCAGTGTGGCCCGTCCAATAACCATCAAGTTGATTTTTTAAATTCTTATACAGCTGCGCTCGCTGACTTTTAATAGGACCGTAACTCAACGAACCAACCCAGCAAGAAGAAAATAATTCATGAATAACTTGGTCGATTTGAGATGATGCAGCTTTAGGCATTGGTTGAAGTTGACCAGGTTGTTTAATCATTCTTAGAATTTCAGCCTCAGTCAGCGATTGAACTTGCGCTATTAACTCGACTGAGTAGAGCTCATTTGGTTGAGCAGATTCAAAATGCTCACGAATCGCCTTGACTGCGTTGTAGTGATTTTGAAGAAGCTCTTCTGTGACAGCATCCAAGCGAATAGCCTTAAGCGAATGCTCAAGAATATTCAGCGTTTCAACAAGCAATTGCTCTTGCGTGCTGAGCTGCGCAGAGACGTTATTCAAAGCCGCATCGACTTCTTCACGATTAGCACCAAGACCGCAGCAAGGCGCTATAGCAGCGCGTAATTGTTTTATAGACATAGTTCGATACCTTCTAGCTTTTTGAATTGACGCACCACTGATGATGCTTTGTTGAAATAAGGCCAGCGGAACTGGTGCTTGCCGTGTAAATCTGGATAGCGTTTTTTCGCTTCACGCTTGCCCCAAACCTTCTCGACACTTGCGATGAACTTTTTGTCGTATCGAGCTTTAGTTTTCAGCATCCAAACATCATCAATCACAGCAGGTCGCTCTTTGGGCTTATCGACTTCACCAACCCTTCCAAAGTTAAGATCAATCCATGTGCCTTTAATTTGGCCATCGATATAAACAGCAAGCTTGCTTGATGATTCGCTTTGATACTCACGAGCCACTGTTATCTTGTGGCCTTTATATTTAAACGAAACCCTAGCAATGAGGCTTTCAAGTTGACCTTGAACCTCCTGCCAATCAGATGCAGTAAGAGGGTGAGACTTATCCTTCATAGATACCTCGCATGCTTTCATACACGCCATCACGTCGCCCTGAACGCCAGAAACGCATCGCCATTCGACGCAAATTAGACGGCATCCTCGGGAAAGGATTTTTCACTTGTTTGGTTGTTAAAGGCTGGACAACAGAATTGTAGCCAGCATTATCGAACTCATCAGCCATATAGGATTTGATGTATTGCTTAGCATTACATTGTGGGCATGGGATATCACCACCATGATCGAGATATGAATTACCAGCATCATCAATACCGCCACTATCCAAATCCCACAGATACCCATCACGACAACAAGCATCTTCGTACCACGCCCCAAAATGACTACCTTGATAGTCACACCCTAGGTTATTTTTTCTCGCCATTTTTAATTCCTTAAATCCGGTTTAAATAATGTTTTAACGATGTTTAAAGCGAGCGAAGCCAAAGCAGGGAAGCCGTGTGGCTCTGCTCGCTGTATTTAATGTGTTATTTACAGAGTGGGTTTATTTACTCGTTGCGAGTAATTTGTCTGCACGCTTGATGATGGTGCGAAGCATTGCAACGCGAGTCATGTGACCTTTACGCTTTGGAATAGGTAAATAATCCAATGCATGCTTTGCTGCATCCTTTGCCATTTGAGGGTTATGATTTAAGACCTCCTCCAATGTCAACTTGGCATCTTCAACACTTGACTCAATTAGGTCTCGATTGATTCGAAGTATCTTATGCATTGTCAGCACCTCCGTTTGATTTAGCTTTACGCAACATCAAATCACGCATTGCTGGTGGCGTGCCTTTAATCGTTAGCGTGTCAGTTTCCACATCGTAGAACACACGCTCGTTTAGCAGTTGCGCATCAAACGACATCGAGACACCACCGCCGTTACCTGCAATCTTCACAAGACGACGCAGCGAACCACGGTCACCTCGGAACTCGTCATCCAAGTCGTAGCCTTGTTCTTTAACGTAATCAGCAAAGCTTTTATCAAACTCTTCACTGATAGTGTCAGACAGCTCTTTAATTGAGATGTCTTCTTTTAGTTTGATTTGACCATCGCAGTATGCGTACGCAGTGCGTTCCAGCATCGAGCGAGCCTCGTCGCCAGTCTTTGAGTCAAGGAAGTAATCCTCAAGTGCTTGAGCCAACACCGTACTGTGCACCTTAGCTTCCGTAGCAACATCGATACCAAGGAAGTCGATAAAGAAGTCATTCATACGGCGCTTATTGCCTGTACGCATGAATGAAACATAACGAGCCTCTTCACCGACATCCGCTTCCATGAAGCCATTGATATCGATACGAGCCGCAATGGTCATGTGAGTCGCGTCGAGATAATCCACATCAGCCAACTTCAATTCAGAGTTAGCAGTTAGCGAATGCACTTTAGGCACCAGACCAATCATGAGATAGCGAGCACCCAAAAGCTCATACTCAGCAAAGGTAAGCACACCTGAATCAGCGAACGGGTAACACACCAATTCTTCACAAAGCTTTTCAGCCAGCTTTGTTGAGATAGCCAAGAACGACGCATCGCCTTTCACTAAGTGTTCGACGGCATAGCAAGCGACATCAGAGTCAGCAAACTCATCATCAAAGTAACCAAAACCATTATTTGATTTGTTTGTGAACGTGGTATTCATTTGGCGAACCAGCAACTCTGAACTCAAACCACAAGGTGCCTTACCGTTATTCAAATGCAGCTGCAGCTCACCACTGTCTTCATCGCGTTGCAATTCGTGTAAAACAACATTCTTAACTGTAAATGTCATAGTCATCATCTCTTCGTTAAATTAAAGGGCCGCAAAATCTAGCGGAATGTTTTGGAACTTGCCGTGCTCGTCTTTCTCACGGAATCGAACATACTGTTTGGTTGACTCAATTCGTTGAGAGTCAGCAATCGCTTCCATTGCTTGGTGCCACAGAGGGTGGTCAATTTTGTACTGACGCAAGTCAAGGATGTTCTTCTTGTTTAACTTGCCTTCTTTGTCCACTTCGAACGCCCTGAACGCTAACAACTTAAATTCATCTTGAGCACCTTCCGATACATCATGCATGTATTCATCAATAAGCTGCTTAGCGATTTGAAGTTCAGGACCAAACACCATCTTGTCTTGCATGGCCACAATCACTTGACGACGACCATCAAAGCTAGTGAAGGTCACGTTACCTTTACGGCCACCGCGCTCCACGTTGTACTTCTCACCGAGCAATTCGAGAAAGGCTGCACATTCACCGAACGCGAGTTCTTTGAACGCTCTAAGTTGTGCTTGCTGCTCTTTTGCTTTAGCAATTAACGCATTCACAAAATCATCTTGTTCAATTTTGTAAGGGTCGATAATGCGTTCAGGGACTGGGTTGCCGTCTTTGTTTAGACGCATGCCCTTTGGGGCTACTGGATTAGTCATAGAAGACATCCTTATTGTTAAGTATTTGGAATTTAATGCCTCTTGGTTAAACTGTGTTCGCCAAAACAATGTTCATTTAACAAAGAGGACTTAATTTATGTCTTTCAACCTAGAGAACCAGATTATCGATATCACCTGTCCGGAGTGCGGCAGAAACATCTCGAAAGAACTCGGTCGGTTGCACAGAGATGGTGGCCACAAATGTATCTGCGGCACCTTCATCAAAGTGAACTTCAAATCGAAGCATTCTGGATACACATTCGGAGGACCCGACGATCCGTTTGAAAAGCTGAAGTAACTTAGGGTTTTGCTGGGCTAGTTTTTCTAGCTCGGCATAGCGTTCATTTACTTCAGCCATTCCTTCTATGTAGTCATACTTCATCACTTTCTGTTCCTTTATTGATTTGAATTAATGTGTTGATTGAGCTTGCCAAACAATCAAACTACGTCCGATTCGAAGTGCGCTCATAAGTGTTCCAATGCCATTTTTAACCTGATAAATATCGAAAGGCTTCTGATCACCAATCTCTGCGCGTACTGCTTCTCTATCGAGTGACAGTGGACGCTCACAAACTAATATTTCAGAGCGACCCATTTGTTTACGTTGCTCAACCCAAGACCCACCGAGTACCACTACCTGTTCTGCTAAAGACATAACTTGTTACCTCGTACAATTCGTTCATAAGCACCAGTTGGAAGACCAAACGGAAGGCGCAATACAGTAGTAAAAATTTTATCTCGTGCCGCTCGCCACGCATCGACATCAGAAAGTGTTGGGCTTAGGCTTTTACCTTTGCGGCATTGATTACAATGACCATCAACAAGCACTCGCACCTCCACAGAACTCTTGCACCCTTTACACTTACCAACACTCTTTACATCGCTTTTGTATTTGTAGAAGTAAGGGCGACCTGGTTCTTTTTTAGTAATCAGCCCATCAATTGATACCAAGTGCATGAGAGAGCGAGTCATACCTTTAGGACTCGCTTTCGAGCCAACCGCTTTTGTAATTTCACGTTCAGCGAACCAAGTGCCTGGATTCGCTTTCATGTGAGCCATCACTTTTTCAACTTCCAACATGCTAACCTCTCAAGTTCTCTGCTAGTTTTTGGTGGGCGCGTTTTACGTGCTCAACATTAAGCGGCTCACCTGATGACAACGCTCTCGATGATGCAAGTTTTAGGATGTTATCGAGACTACGAAGTTGACCTTCTGTTTGTGGTGTGATGCGCTGTGCGTAACGAAGAATCTCGGCATCTGTTACGCCCCAAGCGCGCACAAACATATCAATGTCATCAGGCACTGGATGCTTAATCATTGCAGGGCTAATCACGCGTGACCAAAACGCTTTCATGTTCACTTTTGAACGCGTTGCTGTCATACGAGTACGAACCACATCGTTACCAAGCAGCATGCCGCCAGCCTTACCCTCAATCAGAATGCGAATGCCATTCAACGTGTCGTCGCTGAGGTATTGAGCCTCATCAATAATCACAAGACCGTTACGACCTACAAGCTCTTTAGCGACAGCCTTGGTTTGAGTGGCAATCGTACGGCATCCACGAACGCCCAACTGCTCAGCCAGCTCACCAATCACGTAGGCCGAGGTTTTGCAAAACGGTGAAGCGGTCACAATCCACACGTTGTTGTGTGTACGTTGATATTCTTCTGCCGCTTTCGTCTTACCAACGCCAGCGCCTTCGTACACCATGCTCCAGGACGACAGGTTCTGTGCAATCGACATCAGGTTCATGATGCGCTTGGCTGTTGGCAGTTCAAGGAATGCAGGGGAGGCAAGCGCACTTCTTGTTTCCTGCTGGTGGCCTCGATTGTTTAGCCACATTTCAAGTTTTTTGAGATAACTCTGTTCATCACCAGCGCAAGTGCCGTGCTTTAACAACGCACTGAGAGAGCCTTCGTTAACCCCTGATTCGCGAGCAATCGCTCGTTGCGTCAGACCACGCTCAAGTCGAGCCAGCTTGACACGCTCAATTACATCATTCATTCTTTACTCCGTATTCTTTCCAAATTGCTGTTGTATTACTCGGGTCATATCATCATTGAAGTAGTCATCATCAGCATCCCAAGACGCGTCATGACCAACGGCGCGTTTTGTTTTTTCTCCCATATCGAAATCACTAAAGTCATCAAGTGTTCTAGGCATATTTGGCACCATCTTCGTGATACCAGGCACAGGTCCACCGATGTCTGTTTTCTCGTGCTCTTTTGGTGCAAGCGCTTCGGCAAGGTCATCAATGGTTTTTGTGATCATGACTGAGGCGACGTTTTCAACGCGTTCAACTTCACTCTCTTCCATCAGGCGCTTACGTCGTGGTGCGCTCAAATCATTAACTGCCACATCACCATAAAGCGGAATTTTCCCGATAAAACGACCTTCTTCTGAATAAGCCAGTACGTACTGAGTTAAGTCGTAAGGATTGAATCGCAACATGACCTTTGAACCTACGTGTTCAAAGAGAAGTGGTGAGCGATAGCGATTCGTTTCGTGGTTGGAATAATCGCCAGCATTGAGGTCAACCAAGCCACCATCGTGAACCTTTACCGCTTTGCGAGTTCGCAATAAACAAAGCGCAAGCTGCTCTTGTGTTGGTTTAGGGATGACTGATTGCTCATAGCTACGTGTAAACACCTGCGCGTAACTAAGCTTCTGGCTTTTAGCCATTTCAGTGCGGCGACCTTCCTCATGATTCCAGCGATAAATCCACGCATCGAGATGCTCTAGGAATACGTCGTAATCCACGGCGTTGCTTTCGCTGTAGTTCGCTGGCTTGTCGTCAATATTTGCACCCGTGTAAGCCTTGTCAAAAATAGGCTCACGCTCAAATTGACCAAAACCGCCTTTAGAGTGCCAAAGTCGCTCGATAGGGTTTGCACGAGAGTTACCTTTTGAACCTTCGTTGTCATCGTAACGACGGATCCAGTTAACGCTTGAACCCATAGCTGTTAGCGCACCTTCAATCTCATAAGCATCAAACTTCTTGTGCACTAGCTTTCCGCTGCCGTTACGCTTAGGTCGAGACATGCGGCCCGTCATTGCTTCGCCCAGTAATACACTGCCTCGGTCAAAGATGTACCTGATGGCGTGCCGTAAGTGCTCGTCATGTTATAAACCGCCAACCCCAGCATTTCTGTGTTTTCGCTAATATCAACGCTGTAGCCAACAATCATGGAGCTATACACATCAATGAATGCCCAAATAACAGGTCGGAATACCTTGCCATTTCGCTTACAGAACACGCGACATTTGTGACCATCTCCAGCCACGACCTGCATTGCGTGCAAACCTTTACGAGAGCGACGCTGAGCCGGAATAACTGTTTGTTGGAACTCGGCAAGGCCAAAACGCTTGAGCAAAACGAGTTCTTTTGGAACTTCACGCTTAATGCGATTTTTGAAGGTAGCGATACATGGCAGCTCCCAACCGCGTGCGTCAGCAATACGACTCAAACGGCGATATACCTCCGTGAACGTACCGGACTTCATCTCTGGACGAAGATAATCAGCTTTGAACAATTCCCAAGCTTCATCTGGCATGTCAGCAGTGCGAGTCGCACCACCTCGACCATCAAGTAAAGATGGAAGCCAGTCATTTTTTTGAATGCGATTCGTACGCAGACCAGGAGAGATGTAGAACCAACGATGAATGCGACCAAAAGACGAACCTGATTCTTCGGCAACTTTACGCATCGCCTCTCTTAGGTTCACTCCATCGTCCACATAGGTACGAACGCGAACACATAATTCATGCGCAGCCGTGGCTCTCTCTTTTTGCTTATCTGTAGCAAGGTCGTACTCATACCAAAGCTCTGCGCTAGACATTTCACGAGCTTCGACAGATTGCGATTTGTCCGCTTCTTCTTTAGCAATTTGCTGCATCAAAGCCATGCGAGTTTCTACTGGTAGGCAGTCGATGTGGTATTCCGTTGGCTTCTTACCGCGAGCTCCTTTTTCTCGATAAGCGCGCTCACGTTTTTGATCGTCATTAGCCCACTTATTCAAAAGGATTCGGATATTGCGAATATCTGAGGGCATACCAACAACACCAATAAGCTCCTTGGCAGTAAGGTACATCACGCAACCTCCTGATAACGGCTAGGCCAGATATCTTGAGGCTCCATACCGAGTGCTTTTGCGATCACTTTCTCCCCTTTAGGCCAAGGACGACGGAGTGCATTAGCCAAGGTTCCTTTGCTCCAACCTGCTTCAACGGACAAGTCTTGAACGGTTAAGCCTTTTTTGTGAAGTGCAGCGACAATGTCAATTCGATGCATGTCTGCAATTGGCGTCAT